TAGGTTACGTTCAGCCATGTGGGTTGTCCGGAGATGGTTTGTTCAATGCTTGCGTCAGGCCCGCCTCTACGGCAGGAAATAAATGGGTCATGGCAGCGGGGTCTGCATCAAGTGCCTGGCTGGCGGACATCCATGCGTTGAAGTCCATACCCAGCACTGCGCCTTGAACTGCACGTACTTGGGAGGAACAGACATCCAGCACCGCGAGGGCCTGCCAACCCTCTTCGGTCCGAGGCGAATTCACCAGGTACGGACACTCAGGACAGGTCGTCTCGCATGCCTCGCAGTACGTGGCCCCGCCACCGAAGTGCCATTCGGTGCGGGCCTTCAGCCGTTTTTTTCGGCATCCAAGAGATAGAGCGCGGCCAGGTATTCACGCTCGAAGGCATCGGCCACTGGCCACAGCTCCATGAGCGCAGCAATGCCGTCCGGCGTGACGGCTGCGGCTTTGCCTTTGTCGTCACCCACGCCCTCCCAAGCCAAGATGGCAGCCTTGGCCAACTCGGTGATGAGGGTGGCCGTGCGCTCTCCGGCTGCCGTGTGATCTTTGCCATCGATCAGGGCCGCTGCATGGCGAGCTGCCATGACAAGCGCAGTGGTCGCAGGCTTGACTTTGATGCGAACGCCTTGGACCAGGTCGAGCCAATACGGCTCACGTTTCAGATTGAGTTTGAGCATGTTTGCCTCTTAGGTTCAGTACGCGACCACGTCATTGACGAGTTGCACGGTCAGCATGTGACCGGCTGCGGTGTTCTTGGCAGCCTGCCAGTCAAAGGTGGCCTGAATGCCACCGGGGCCAGAGATCGAGAGCTTGGGCTTGGGCAGGTAGACCTCATGCGCGATGAAGGTCAGGCTCTTGGTTGCGTCAATGACATAGCTGAAGGTCAACTCCAGCGGGGTGTTGTTGGTTGCAGCGTCGATCAATTCCGTATCCGCAAAACGCACCTCCAAGTTGCCCGTCAGGCTGGCCACCGTGGGATCGGCCCCTTCGATCTTTCCATCGGAGCGAATGGTTTCTATGCGCGCCAGATTGTTCGAATAGGTCAACTGCGCGGCGACCACGTTGCCCAGGGCCTGGCCATTCTTTTTGATCGAACCCTGGAACTGATTGAAGCGGGTGATCGGCAAGGTCGTGGGCGTCGCGTCTGCGCTGGCTGTGCGCTTGACCTCACCCTGAGCAATCAGGCCCAAGGTGGCATCCGCTGCACCAGAGCGCGCGAACTTCACCTGTAGCGAGTTGGCCATCACACCAGAGGCCAGGAAGTAAGCCGGGATGTCTGGCAGTCCCGTCTCTAGTGACAGGCTCGGAAGACCTGAATTACCAGACACAAAGGTGTGGGTGTGCGCGGTGTCTCCAACGCTCACAGGATTGCCCAGCAGGGCTTTGAGCCACATGCCGATGTTTCGCAGGTCGATGGGAATGACGATGTCACCCTCGACTTTGATCACGTCACGGATGGGCGCACTCGGGTCTCGGCCCAGGCCAATCAGATCGTTAGCAATCAGGCCTTGCTCTGAGCCCAAGGTGGTGGAGACAAATGGAATCTTTCCAAAGTCTCCGGTCGGTGTGTTGCCATAGGTGGGTTCAAACGCAGCCAATAGGCTAGCGTTCGCGCCATATGCACGAGCCATGGTGAATCTCCAGGTTGTTAAAGTTTGTGATGCGATCAGGCCAAGGGATGGCTGCTCGCGTAATGCATCACCACGTCCAGCGTGCAGGCCTTGATGCCCACAGACCCTTCGGGTGTGACGTCTTCAAATTTGGGCGGCATCACTTCGGTGTGGTCGATCTGTCCAGACAAGGTCGGATCGGCCAAGACCAGGGTGCCCAGCGCCTGAAGCAATTCATCCATGCGTGCATCTCTGGCAGATGCCTCAGGGTGCGCAACATAGATTTCGATGCTTGCCGCGTGCTCCCACAAATAGGTCACAGGCGACAAGGTGACATCGACTTGAGTCATGTCACCATCTCGCAAGAACACCATGGCGTGCTCGCTGAGCCGCTCCGGCAAGGATGAATTTCTGCGTATGGCATTGGGCTGCAGGGGTAGACCGTCCAACAGCGTGAACAAAGCCCCCAGCGCCGCTTCTCGTTGGCTGGTTTTGATCGTCATTTCATGTGTCCGAACTTTCTTCTGGCCACGACTGCGTGACCAACACCATCAGCCTGTCCTGCCACCGCTGGGCGGCACTGGCGATGTCGAATTTCTTCTTGAGTTGGGCTTGCGGTACCAGCAAAAAAATGGGGACTGTGGTCAGCCCTCGTCCTGATTTCTGAGCGGAGGCAGATGCTGCCGCGAAGCCTCCGCGCTTGCCTGTTTTGGCCCGAAAGTTGTCCGCCACCAAGAGCGACGGTTTGCCTGACCGATACACAAAGCGCAGTCGTTGACCGCGCATGCGCTCCCACAGACCAGGCGTCATGCGTTTGCCGCGTGGCCCAGTGCCTGCTGCCGGAAGGGGGATAGCGAGCCAGAATCCATTTTTCGAACGGATCAACGCACCTTGGTCGTGCGCCGCAACGACAACAGGCGCTCGGCTGTACACAAGCCCCGCCGAACCCAAGCTGGGGCGTCCCTTCGGGTACACCTCGCCACGCCAGGTATTGGCCAGACCAGCGCCTTCGATTTGCGAGCGCAATTCACTCTTGAGCCCTTGCGTCGCCTCTCGCACGCCTGTGGTCACCGCCACCCGAGCCGAGTTCAGTTCCTGCGTCATCATCTTGGAGAGATCGCCTTGCAGGGCAGCCAGTAATCTCACACCCGATTTCACGCTCATGCTCACCTCGCCGTCGAGGGATAGTCAGGCAAGGGGTAAGCGCTCACCGTCCAGATCAAACGATCACGGTCGACCAGCGCATCGCCTTGAATGACGTAGATGACACCCCGCCACGTCAGGCGATCGCCCTCTTGAGGCTGGGCGACATCGGCCGCTTGCAAGTCAAACCGGTACGAGGTCACCGCCAGATGTGACTGGCCGAATTCCTGTACCGAATCCGGTGCCTTGCTGATGACCTTGAGTTCGATGGTCTCCCCAGCCACAGTGCAGTACTGCGCCGGGGAGCCCAAACTTGCGAACAGCCGTTTGACACCCAAGGCAAACGGATCGCGTGGCATCAGCTGGCCAGGAGCTTGACCAAGAGCCCAGGGCGATGGCACATCGGCAGCGGATTGCTCTGCGTGTGCAGATCCGTGCCGCGACCAAATTCACGAGGCTCTTGCTTGGCGTACAGGGGCTGGCCCAGCGTATTGACCGTCTCATTGAAGTCAGCCGGTGCGAAGTACGTGGCAAAGGTGTCCACCGTGCCTTCGGGGAAAGCATGGCCTTCGCCAGATGCGATGAACTTGCGCACATTGCCATCCACATCGGAGGCCTGGCCCAGATACTCCTCGAAGGTGACGCCCGCAAAGGTGAAACCAGTGCGTTGATCTGCACGCAGCGCCAGACTCTCCTGGTACCACTGATATGCCTTGACCACATTGGGGTGAGCCGTCAGCAGATCGAAGAACTCTGGAGAGACCAGCACGCGAACACCCGTCATGTATTCGCCCTTGAGGTTGAGCTCAAGGTAGCGCTTGAGATCCAGGCACTTCTTTTTCACGTCCGTTTTTTCGTTGTTGAGCGCGAAGTTGAACTCCTTGGGCTCAATGCCGAACTCATCGAAGAGGTTGTAGAGGACCGAACCGTCCGCATCCAGGATCACGCCCTTAAGTGCGCCCATGCGCAAATGCTCCAGCGTGATGGCGTGCTTGTTGCGCATCGACTGCAGATGCTCGGCCATCACGTTCGCAATGGTTTCGGTGTCGGTCTCAGAGCCAAAGGCGCGCAGGCCTTGAACCTCTTCGGGCAGTACCACATCGTCGTGCGGAATGTGCGGAATGATGAACGAGCGCAGAGTGCGGCGACCGCGCTTGCCCACCGTGCCAGGGGCACCGACAGGAAGCGTGGGCAGCAAATTCAGAACGCCGTTGCGCTCTTCCACAGCGATCTGGCGAAAGCGCACAGGGCGAGCAGGCATCAGGTTGATCTGATCGAGCTTGCCGAACTGATTGGGCAGGATGTTGATGGCGGCTGTGAGCGCCGTCATCGAAAACGCGGGGGACTGGAAAGGATTGTTCATTGCTTAGACTCCTTGGCGAACGAGGACGCCGATCGCTTCGAGCTGAGCGATGGCTGCGGTTTTTTCTTCCGTGGTGATGGCAGCAGGCCAGATGAGCGCGTGATCGGCCACGATGGCTTGACGCGAAACGATCAGGCCGTTGGTTTTTTCTGCAGAACTGGCAT